TTACAAAGAACAGTATTGGAATGGATGAATACTTTGATCGTCTATTCAATCTTCATGAAACTACAACAAACTATCCACCTTACAATCTTGTTCATGTAAATAATGTAGAATCTCGTTTAGAGATTGCTCTTGCTGGATTTAAAAAGGAGGAAGTGAATGTTTTCACAGAGTATGGAAAACTTTTTGTCGAAGGGGACAAGGCAGATACTGAACAGAGCGGGACGTTTGTCTACAAGGGTCTGGCTCAAAGAAGTTTCAAAAGAGCATGGACACTCTCAGATGACACAGAAGTCAGAGAAGTCATCTTTGAAGATGGATTACTTACCATTCGATTAGGAAAGATTGTTCCAGAGCATCATGCCAGAAAAAATTACCTCTAAATACTTTTGAATATCGTCGGCGCTAGGGGGAGGATGACAAGACCATCCATCCCCCCTTTTTATAAATACCTATAAAAGGTCGAGATGAAAACTTATAATGGGTTTTACAAAGAATCTATATCATTTCAAGTCCATGAGCAATTGAACCCAACCTTTTGGGATGGTGAAATGCTTCGCCCAAAAGTCAGGAATCAATTAAAAAGGGTTGCTATGGCATGGGTTGATTATGTTGGGGTTGATAAATCTGGGATAGAAGATATTTTACTTCTTGGTGGTAATGCTGGATACAACTATACCAAGTATTCAGATTTAGACTTGCATGTTGTAATTGATGGAACCAAAACTGAGTGTCCAGATTTGTTGTCTGATTATTACAAGGACAAGAAACAACTCTGGGCACTCACCCATGATGTAAAAATCTATGGTCATAATGTAGAACCTTATATTGAAGAAGTTGGGAAGAAACGTAGGAAAAATCAAGGAGTATATTCCATCAAGAATAATAAATGGATTGTATTTCCAGGTAAATTTACTGGTGAGATTGATAGAGACTTGCTAAAAGCAAAAGTCTCTGATATGATTGATAAGATTAATAGTGTTATTAAACACTCAAACAATGTATCAGTATTGGAATCTCTTCTGAAAAAAATCAGAGACATGAGAAATGCTGGTCTAGATAAATCTGGTGAGTTTGCATTTGAAAATCTTGTATTCAAAGAATTAAGAAATAAAGGATACATCGACAAACTTGCAAATCACATTATAAAATTACAAGATAAATCATTAACATTGGAGAACTATGTCTGTTAAACTTTTGATTCTTAAATCATATGAAGATGTGATTGCTGATGTAAAAGAAATGGTGTCTGGAGATAAAGTAGTTGGGTATGTCCTTAACAATCCTTTTCTGGTTAGGTTAGAAGACCCTACAGAAGAACTTCCAGCAAGAGTTTCTTACTACCCATATGCACCATTAGCAAAAGATAAAGCAATTCCAATTCCATGTGATTGGGTGGTTTCTATTGTGGAACCTCTTGATGAAGTTAAAAATTCTTATTTGGAGAAATTGAATGCAAAACCTGAAAATTCTGATTCTGAAGAATGATGCTATTCTGATTACAGAAGTTGAAGAAGTAGAAACTGAACTTGGAGGTCCTGATTGTAAATTGACCAATCCTTGTCAGATGTTTGTTTCTAATGAAACAACTTATGAACTTAAAAGATGGCCTGTCTTTACTGATCAGAGAGAACTGATGATTCATTCTGATTCTATTTTTACTATTGTAGATCCTAAACCAGATCAAGTTGAACTTTATTTGAAGACCATTAAATGAATTTTTACACGAATGTAGTTCTTGTTGGAAATGAAATACTTTCCAGAGGGTATGCTGACGGAAAACATTACAAAAATAGAGAGGAGTTTTATCCTACACTGTATGTAAAAACGAATAAAAGAACCAAATTTAAAACCCTTGAAGGGAACTATGTTGAAGAAGTAAAACCTGGAACTATTAGAGAAACCAGAGACTTCATCAGTAAGTATGAAAATGTAGAAAACTTTGAACTATATGGAAATACCAGATACATCAATCAGTATATTTCTGAAAATTATCCTGGTGAGATTAAGTTTGATATTTCAAAAATTAAATTAATTACAATTGATATTGAGGTTGCATCTGAGAATGGATTTCCAGATGTTAAAAGTTGTAGTGAAGAACTTCTTACGATTTCTGTTCAAGATTATTCCACTAAACAAATTCTTACATGGGGAGTTAAACCATTCATCAACTCTCAGAAAAATGTAACTTATCATGAATGTTCTAGTGAATGGGAACTTCTAGATCAATTTATTTTTTGGTGGGAGAACAATTCACCAGAAGTTGTGACTGGATGGAACTGCAACCTTTATGATATTCCATACATTTATGGAAGAATGTGTAGAGTTCTTGGGGAGAAAGTTGCTAAGCAAATTTCTCCTTGGGGAATTGTTACAGAAGAAGAAGTTACAATTATGGGAAGGTCACATAATGTATGTGATATTGCTGGTGTAACCATTCTAGATTATCTTGAACTGTATAAAAAGTTTACTTATACTAATCAAGAATCCTATAGACTTGACCACATTGCACAAGTAGAACTAGGTCAGAAGAAACTGGACCACTCTGAGTATGATACTTTTAAAGAATTTTATACAAAAGACTGGCAAAAGTTTGTAGAATACAACATTGTTGACGTGGAACTTGTAGACCGTTTGGAAGACAAGATGAAACTGATTGAGCTTGCTATTACTATGGCTTATGACTCAAAGGGAAACTATAATGATGTATTTTATCAAGTAAGAACTTGGGACTCTATTATCTACAATTATCTCAAAGAAAAGAAGGTAGTAATTCCTTTTAAAAAGGATACAAAGAAAGATGCTAAATTTGCTGGTGCTTATGTAAAAGAACCTATTCCTGGAAGATATGATTGGGTTGTGAGTTTTGACTTGAATTCACTGTATCCTCACCTTATCATGCAATATAATATTTCTCCAGAAACTCTATTGGATATTAAGCATCCATCTGTAACTGTAGATAAAATCTTAAATCAGTCTGAAGATTTTTCTGATTATAAAGATTATGCTGTATGTGCAAATGGTGCTATGTATCGTAAAGACATCAGGGGATTTCTTCCTGAACTGATGGAGAAAATGTATAGTGATCGTGTTATCTTCAAAAAGAAGATGCTTCAAGCAAAGCAGCAATATGAAAAAACTCCAACTAAAGAATTGGAGAAAGAGATCGCAAGGTGTAACAATATCCAGATGGCTAAAAAGATTTCATTGAACTCTGCTTATGGTGCTGTTGGAAATGAGTACTTCAGATACTTTAAACTTGCAAATGCTGAGGCAGTTACACTATCAGGTCAGGTTTCAATTCGTTGGATTGAAAATAAACTCAATCAACATTTAAATAAAATTCTAAAAACTGCTAATAAAGATTATGTTATTGCTGTTGATACTGACTCTGTTTATCTTAACATGGGTCCTTTGGTTGAAACTGTATTCCAAGGAAGAGAGAAAACTACTGAAGGCATTGTGTCGTTCCTTGATAAGGTCTGTAAGGTGGAATTTGAAAAATATATTGAGAGTTCTTACGAAGAATTGGCTGAGTATATAAATGCTTATGCTCAAAAGATGCAGATGAAACGTGAAAATATTGCTGAACGTGGAATCTGGACTGCTAAGAAAAGATATATTTTAAATGTATGGGATAGTGAAGGTGTTAGATATGAAACACCTAAACTGAAGATGATGGGTATTGAGGCAGTTAAATCTTCTACTCCTGCTCCTTGCAGAAAGAAGATTAAAGAAGCACTTACTATTATTATGACTAAAACTGAAGATGATTTGATTCAGTTTGTAGACCAATTTAAAAGGGAATTCAATAGTCTTCCCCCAGAAGAAATTGCTTTTCCAAGGTCAGTTAATGAATTACTTAAATATAAATCTAACCAGACAATTTATTCTAAGGGAACGCCTATTCACACAAGAGGGTCTTTGCTGTATAATTACTATATCAAAGATAAAAAGTTAGACTCAAAATATCCATTGATTAACAATGGTGAAAAAATTAAGTTTATCTTTTTAAAGAAAGCAAATCCAATCAGAGAAAATGTAATTTCATTTATTCAACAATTTCCTAAAGAACTTGGACTTAGTAAATACATTGACTATGATTTGCAATTTGAAAAGAGTTTTACAGAACCTCTTAAAAGCATTCTAAATTGCATTGATTGGAAAGTAGAAAAAACAACAACATTAGATTCACTGTTTGCATGACTATGGACTTTTTAAAGGATATTGTAAAAGAGATTGGTGGAGAGTATACCCAATTAGCATCTGAAATTGATGAGACTGAGACTTATGTGGATACAGGTTCGTACATTTTTAATGCACTGGTTTCAGGTAGCATATTTGGTGGTGTATCTGGGAACAAAATTACTGCTATTGCTGGAGAGTCTTCTACTGGAAAGACTTTCTTTTCTCTCGCTGTGGTTAAGAACTTCCTTGATAATAATCCTGATGGTTATTGTCTCTACTTTGATACTGAAGCTGCTGTAACTAAAACTATCCTTCAGAGTAGAGGACTTGATATCAATAGGATTGTTGTTATTAATGTGGTCACTATTGAAGAGTTTAGAAGTAAGGCACTTAAAGCAGTAGATTTGTATCTAAAAAGGAAAGAGGGTGAACGTAAACCTTGTTTGTTTGTTCTTGATTCTC